CCGCACCTCCTGCGACCTCATCAGTGACGGATCGAACCTGAACGAAGCCGGTCGCGCCGGTCGAGGTTCCCCACGACTCGACGCGACCGCCGGAGCTGTCAATCGTCCCGGTCGACTTCGAGAGGATCGTGAGCGTCTTCCCGAACTTCGTGATCAGGCTGCGAATGGTCACCGGATCTCCTTGTAATGGTCGAGTTTTGCGACCCTCTCGGCGAGGAGGTCAGCGATGGCGGCCTGCGTGTAGTTATAGTCTCCGAGGCTCTCGCTCTGGAGGGTGCGATCCTGGAGCCTCTCGCGGAAGATGTCCCCGGCGATCTCGAGTGCGACTTGCTCGAGGTCGTCCGGAATCGTCTCGAACCCGGCGGTGTACTGAACAAACACCGGGAAGAATCCAGCCGGGAAACGGTTCGCGGATGCGTCGTCGGACCTGATGCCTGGAAAGCGGTCGGCGGTAATGTGGATACGACCAGTGTCGAAGTCGACGCGGTACTCTGAGACATTGTCCCGAGGGAACTCGAGCAGGCAGTCGGCGTCGATCACGCCCCGACCGCCGAAGCGATAGACGCTCCGGGTGTAGGCGTTCTTTGTAAGCGTAGCGGACCATCCGGAGACGCTCGAGTTGATCTGCGTCACCAGGGCGGAGGTCGTCGCGTAGGACGAAGCGGCCAGGGTCGCCGTCGTCTCGGTTCCGTCGCTCGCGACCTTGTAGNGGCGGAGCGTCGAGCCGTCGAAGCCAACGGTCGCCACGACATCGGTCGAGGCCGTGTCGCTCGAGATGCTGAAGGAGGTCTGAGATCCGAACGCGATCGTGTCGATCGAGACGATCGGATGCTCTTCGGTGCGGACCGTTCGGTCGCCCTCCGGCATCAGGAATTCGTAGAAGGTACGGCTCTTCAGCTTCCGATCGCAGTGGCTCTCGATGATGGCCGTCGATCGGTCGATGCACTGCTCGAGGATCACGTCGTCGGTCGTCCCGGTCACGCCGAGGAAGGCTTTCAAGTTCGCGAGCGAGGTGAGAGCGTAAGTGCCGACGGCCATGATGGACCTCCTGAAAATAAGAGGGAGCCGCCGCCATAAAGCGACGGCTCCCCGGAAAGAAAGAAGAGATCAGATCCGAACGATCGCCTCTGCGCCAGTGCCCGCAGCGGTTTCGAGCGGTGACTCGCTGTTCCTGGACTTGATCACGAGAACACCGAAGAGCGCGGTGTTCGATGCGTGGCAAGTCGCGTCCAACTTCAGGAACTGCTTCGTCAGCTTGCGCGTGTCGACCTGCCAGATGAAGAGCTTGTTGTCGTCATCATCTGCCGGAAGAGAAGCCGTACCGATCGAAGCGTTGGTGATCGCACCGTTCTCCACATCGGTGTATGTGCCACCAGAAGCGTCGGATTCGGTGAGCTTGAAAGCGGTCAAATTACCAGAAGCGGCGATGGCTCCGAACTGCGCGATGATGGTAACGAAGGAGCAGCCCTTCGTGTCGATCGCATCCGTGAGCGTCGAACCAGTCTGGGGAGCTGGCACGAGTGCATTCTGAAATACTGCGTTTTGTGCGTGAATCATTGTGTTTGTCTTTCTTGTAAATGGTGAGCCGACCGAGGTCGGCCCACCTCAGTTTGATCACATGAGGAGACCGACGACCGGACCGGCTTCGCTGGAGTCGCCGACGTCGTGGACGTTGATGTCGAACCGCTCGGTGCCACGGATGGCGAGTTCGTCCTGCTCGAAAGCGTTGAGAGCCGAGTCGCTGATCTGGACCTCGGTCTGTCGACGATCGCCGAACGAAGCGGCCAGGCTGAGATCGCCGAAGATCGCGCCGATCTTGTCGGCGGATACAGCCGAACGCATGACTTGAGTGAACTCGACCGGGTAACCGAACAGCGTCGGGGTTCCCTTGTATCCGTCCTTGATCTCGCGGGCGGAAGTTCCACCGGCAGAGGTCAGGGCCGCTTCGAACGCACCATGCCACATGGCCTTGTGCATGTAGAACTTCGCGTTGGGGGTGTCGGCGTATGCGGGAAGGAGTCCCATCATCGCGCCGATGTTGTCGAGAGTGAGTGCGCCGAAGCTGGCGATGGCCGCGTCGTGATACATCACGTCGGTCGTTCCCGCTTCGAGTTGAGTCACGACGCCGTCGATGCCGCCGCTGCTCGCGCTGCCGTCACCGTTGAAGCCGCACTCGTCCTCCTTCTTCGCGAGAGCGTAGGCGATTTCACCAGCCACGTCGTCGGCGAGATTCACGAAGGCATCCTCGTTCAGCTCGTTCGAGACAGTGGTGAGAACCATTGCCTTCTTCGCGACCAGAAGGACCGACTCGAAAGTCTGAGTGGACTCGGTTCCGATGGTGGCTTCGCCGACGAAGTTCGCGGAGAGGGTAGCGGATCGACGCGGGACGCGGAGGGTGTCGCTCGACATCGGACGGATTCGAGCGTTGCGTCGGAACACGCCGTACTGCTCGCGGAGGCTGATCAGTTCGTTCTCGAACTCTTCAGGGACCAGGAATCCACCGGCGGAGTTGACGCCTTCGGTGTGTGCCTTGACCTCGATACCGTTGGCATCGCAGAAGTTCAGGCTCTTTCGATTACCGCGTGAAGCGAGCAGCCAATGTCCGAACCTCATGGCCTTCTCGACGGCGTCGCCGTTGTTGTCGTCCTTGAAGTTCTTGATTCTGGACCAGACCTTCGGGCGGTTGAAGGCTGGAGCCATCTTCGTAGCAGGTGCGACGGCCTTCCGTCGGTTCAGCTTGATCGACTTCGGGGTGGTCTTGTCTTCCATTTCATCGTCCTCGTCTGCCTTCTCGGCGTTTTCGTCGTCGTCTTCGACGGCCTTTTCTTCTTCGTCTTCAGCCATCTTCGGCATCAGAACGACCTCGACTTCGTCGGCCTTCATCGGCTGCCCATCTTCATCAACGACGGCGACCTTTTCCATATAGAGGGCCTTCGCCTGAACGAAGCCTTCTTCGCCGACCTGGTCGGCGAGATTCTGGAGATCCTTTTGGACCTCGTCAAGTGTGATCATTCGCATTTGAGTTTCCTCGTTTTGTTTTCGTTGTGGTTTCTATCTTCTGGCCTTCGATCCACCGCTCCAGCCCTTTCGGCTCTGCGTCCGGAACATCTGGCATACGTTCAAATCTTCGAAAGAAGTCCTTTTTTCGGGACTTCGATTTTTATCGTTCTTTGTGTTGCAGTGAAGTCGAGCCATCGCTCCGCATCCTCGAGACGGACGACGCCTTTCCGGACCGCCGAGACGAGGGCCGTCGCGTTCGCCGGAAGCGGAGCGACCGACACCTCGAGGAGTTTCCACTTTGAGTAGACCTGCCGGACGTGCTCGCCATAGTCCTCACGGTCCTTCGTCGATGCCTTCCGGACTCCGCCGGGAAGCGGCACGAAGCCGACGCTGATTCCCTTCACGATTCCCTGGTCCACGAGCGACTCGACGAACTCCGGGAAGTATGAACCCTTGAAGTCGTCGGGCCGCTGGGCGAACTCGATCGACGCGTCGATCTTGCCCTGGGATCGACGGATGTCGGTGATCTTTCCGATCGGCTGGGCGTAATCGTGATTATAAAACACGACCGGGTTCTTCTCGTATTCGCTCGCGTCCATCCCCTGCGAGATCAGGACCTCGCCATCGCGGTCGATCGTTTCAGTCGTGATCGTTGCGTCGACCTTGACCCCGTCACTCTTCGAGACCATCGCCTCGAGCGTCTTCTTCTGCATCAGATGTCCTCCAGGACTGGAACAAAGTCGCACCGACAATTTGGGTGAACGATACCCTGAGAATCGAACTTCGGGGTGAGCGTCGTACCGTCGGCGGCGCGAATCGTCTGTCCTCCCCGCACCATCGGGTCGTCGATCTTGAGTGCCTTCCCGCTTGGACCGTACTTCTTGTCGACGGCTACGCAAAAGGGACACGCTCCGGGAGCCTTCAGGAACTGCTTCTCCTTCACGTTCCCGACTTCCTTCCAGGAGTCGATCTGGCCTTCATGGTAGGCGTTGGCCGATTCAGTTCGGGCGATGGTCTCGGCTCGATCTTTTGCGAATCCATACGCCGACCGCAGCCTTTCGACCTCCTTCGCGATCGAGAAGTCCGCGCCGAGTCCATCCGCGAACCGTTCGACTGTTCCTTGAATCACGCTCCGCGTGATCAGCGTGGCCCGCTTCTCGAGTGCGGTCATCAGTGCCGACGACAAGGCAGGCGCGGAGACCTTCCCGGCTCCGGTGCTGCTGAGGATCTCGTTCACCCTTGCGGTCCCGGCGGAACCTCCACCCGCTGCGGCGGCCTTGATGGCTTCGAGCAGGTTCTCGAGCATCGCACCTTGTAGGCCGCTCAGGTCCGCGAGGATCTTCCGGATCGCTGCGTCCTTCCCTGCGTCCTTCGTGGTGGTTGGCTTGATCTCACCACCCTCGAGAGCCTTCACGAGACGCGACTGGACCTCCTCGAGTGCTTCTTGAACGATTGCCGCGATCGCCATCGCCGGAGTTTTCCTCTCCTCGCTTCGGATGTCGTCGTCTGCGTCCGGTTCATCGGTTGCGGCCTTCGGCTTCAGTCGGTCGAAGTCTGCAGCGAGTCCTTCGACCGAGAGCCTGAACCACTTCGTCTCGTCCGGCCATTCGTAGACCTTCGCGTCGTGGTTTTTGCATTTGCAGCCCGGCATCTCCCAGTCGAGATACTTGGCCTTTTTGTCTTCTTTCTTCGGATGACCTGCCGGGAGCAGGTCGTTGTCGCCGACGTACTTCGCATCCTTCGGTCGACCGTTCCGGACGAGGTAGAGGAAGGCGTTCACCCGAGCCATCGACCATTGCTGTCGGCTCATGCCTGGGCGGTGCGATGTCGAGAAGGCTCCGGCCCCGCGCCGATAGACCGCCTTCAGCATCCCGAGGTCCACCTTCTTCCCCTTCTTGTCGCCGTGTTCCTCGTTGTGTTCGTCGACCTTGTTCTTCAGAGCGGTCTCGGTGGCCTCGCTGATCTCGATACCGCCTCGAGATCCGGACGCCGATCCTTCCGGGTTCTCGTCCGACCCTTCGATCCGTTCGCTCGGCTTGGCCGGTGTCGCCGACACGCGATCGCCTTCGGCCTTCTCGCGAGCCCTCTCGAGTTCCTCGAGTTTGCGATCGGCCCACGCTGCCCCGGCCTCGTCTGGATTCGCTGGATCGCCGCCCCACAACAACCAAGCGATCACACCTGCGGAGGGATAGTCGTCGTGGCTCGGCTTTGCCGCTGGGGCGTCCAGGTCGACGCGATGACGCGAGAAGAAGTTCGCCATTCGTCCGACGGTCTCTGGGCTGAGGTTCTCGCGG